GACATTCTTTCCATTGCATCAGCGATCTGCGTGCTGTCAGGGTTGTATTGCACCAGCACTACTTCCCATTGCTTCAGAATGTCAACAATACCAACACCCGCTTTGGGAAGCAACTCTGGATACTGTCTCATCGTCACTTCCAAGCCGCTCACTTTCCATTCGCTAGGCACTCCCTTCTGCCCCACTACATACACCGCAGGAATGGCTTGCCCATTAGGCAGCGTATAAGAACCAATCAGATCGGGCGATGCCGTAAGCAGCGTCGTAACAATGTCCCGCAGTTGAGCAATGTTCACAATAAAAAGCCTCCCCGTAAGGAGAGGCTAGCAGAGCGATGGGGAGAAAATCAGCTATTCGGAGCAGTGGGGATGATGCTGCCGGAGCTGGTGGCATTCTGGTGGATACCGATGCGACCACGACTGGTCAGGTCGAAGGTCACTTCAACGAGGTTATCAGCGGGATAGTTCTCGTTGTAGTTCATCACGCAGGCGCAGAAGGCCACGCGATCGTAGTAGTAGGTGGTGCCGCTCACGCCAAGCTGCTTGTTGATCTCCACATACACTTCATGGTCCTTGTCGTACCGCGAAGCACTAATCACTTGGAACGCTTCGTCGAAGCTGTTGGGCAGGAACGTGGTGCCGTCCACGTCCTTCTGGAAGTAGCTGGTGATCGAAGCAGTGGCCTGAGAGGTGGTGATCACACTGTCAGCGAAGCCGCCGCCGCCCAGCAGATAGAACTCCTGGTTGCCGTCGTTGAACGCCACAGAGGCGGTCGTAGCGGCCTGCAGGGTGAAGAGGCTAGGAGCGCCACTAACCGTGAAGGTGGCGCCGCTCTGGGTGATCACAGGACGGCCAGAGGCCAGGGTGATCGAACCAACACGCACAATAACGTCTTGGCTCTTAACCAGTTCAGTCGGATGGTAGAGCATTGCGAAATCCTCAATGGGAAGAGAGAGTGGTTAAGCGTCAGACGTTCTGCACGCTTCCTTTGCCAACCAGTCTAAAAATGCCTCTGATTGGCGTGCCTAAGAACTGCCAATAATGCTCGGCAATGTGCTCATTAGGCAATAGCTCAAACCGTCCCTCCCTTCCATTGATGGTTGCTGCAGCAGAACTTCCTGGGGTGATGCCTGACAATGCCAGAGGCCCTGTCAATCTGCCTTCCATGTACACTGCCGTGTTGTCAGCGCCAAGAAGGTAGTCATACCGTGGATTGTTCTTCTGCTTGAGCGTGGCATAGTACGTCACGCCTGATGACAGACCAACGTAGTTACCAGTTTCTTCGTCCAGAACATAGCCCGACGACACTTGCCAAACCAAAGTGGCATTAGCGAGTGGCGACAGTCCGTTCATGCGACAAAGCCAATGGAAGATGAACCGGCGACGGATTCAAGCATTCGTTTGAACTCTTGACCATACTGGGTGGCCTCCAGTCCTTTGCCGTACACCTTGCCGTCAGTAGCGCCAATTTGAACGCCCATCTGTGCAAGTTGAATGGCGATGATGTGGGCAGCAAGATGTTTGACGGCACGATCAGTTTGATCCCCGAAAATCACCTCACCCACGTCCGCAGTTGCTTCGCTGATGGCTCCATTGACGATCCCCGATGGATGAGGTTCAAACTCAGGAAACCGATCAAGGAAGGTCGCGTAGGTGACGGCCATGATCAAGCCTTCCCTGTGCGAATCGCCTCAAGGCGACGAGCGATGGCATTGCGGATGCGGACACGCCCTTCAATCTTCTTCCAGTCAAGAAGCTGCTCTTCGTCGTGCATAATTTCAATCATGCTGAGAGCATCGCGCTGTGCAAGTTGAGAAAGGGTTTCCACGCTTTGCGGAATCTCTTGCACAGTGGGCATGTCCTTCATCTCTTCGATGGCACCAATGGCCATCAGGCGCTTCACCATTCGATTTTGACGAGCCTCTGCCCACTTGGACTCGGGCACGTCTGCATTGACGCCAGGACTGAGCTGAAGAATCCCGACATTGGTGATCACGCCAAAGCCCCCTTCACGCGGCGGATTTTCCAGTTCAGGGCGATAAGCAATAAGCATTGGTGGTTCAGAAGAACTGCCGCTAAGCCTAACGCCCCAAACTCAATCAGCCTCAGTTGTTTTGAACGTAGATGACGCTCTTGGGGAAGTAGATGGCAACGCCACCCACTCGGGCATGAGCCGGAACGATGAACTCCAGACCACGCTGCTGAGGCGGGAACAGCTCAAGCGGCTGCGGAATGTGCAGTTGCACCTTCTGCGGATCGCGCTTGTAAACCACCATGCGGTTGGTGGTCAGCGAGCTGTTGTCTGCATCGAGCTGGTTGATGGGCTCGATGGAGGTGATGTACGGATTGGTGCGCAGGAAGTATTCCAGCACAGTCACGTCCGAGGAGTCGGAGTTGCGCTGCGTGGAGATCACCCGGAAGTCCTCATAGGGAATGAGGATGGTGTCGGGCTGTTCCTTCATCTTGGAGCCATTGACGATGGCAGTCACGCCATAGTTCAGCAGCTCAAGCATTTCCTGCGAGGTGGTGCCGCTATCGGTGAACCACTTGTCAGCAGTCAGCACATCAACGGTGGAGTTGTTGAAGAAACCAGCCAGGGAAGCAGAAGCCTCACCGAACATGGCCACCTCTTCCACTTTCTCCTCATAGGCACGACGCACAGCAGCAGCGCGACGCTGCTCCAGAGCGATGTTGGCCATCTGAGCAGCACGCAGTTCCTGCACGGTGTAACCGAAGCTACCGCCGAAGGAACGAATGTTGATGCTCTTCTCCACTTGGCTGATGTCAGCGCGGGGCAGATCATCAGCAGCATCGGCCAGCAGGCGGAAGTCGCCAGTGCTGTCCATGATGCGGTAGGTGAAGGTTTGCGCTGCATTACCCGCTTCAGCGGTCACAGGCAGAATGGTCGGGTACTTGATGTCGGCGTAGACAGTTTCAAATACCTGGGGGCGGATGTACTCAAGCTGGCGCTCAAGAAACAGGCCCGCCTCATCCATGCGGAAATCAGACATTGGTAGGGCCTCCTATCAGCCGGTAGTGGTGTCAGCGGTGAGGGTGAACGACGGACCGTTCAGCTCAAGGATTGCCAGGCCAGAAGCCGCCGAGGTGAGGTAGCGGGCATTGGACAGCACGGCAGTCTTGCCAGAGATGGCAGTGGCGTGGAACTGACCGGCATACTTGACGCCAGTAGCAGTATGCACAACGCGCACAGTCGAGGCGGGAGTCACGGAACCGTGAACGTAAACGGCAACAGCGCCTTCGTTCATGACGTTAAGAGCCTGATTGGCCTTCACGCCAGGACGGCTATTGGCATCTTCGGCAGTTTCGTCAACGTAGGTGAGAACATTGACGCCCACCACGGGAGCAGTGGTGCCGGAGATCGTCTGGGCGGAGTTGTCAACAGTGCCACCACTTGCATAGGTGAGCACGTTGCCGAAAGCCAGCACAGCGCCGGTTTCGTTGACATAGGTGCCAATGGTGTTGTCACGAATGTCAGAAAGCTGGCCTTCCAGCAGAGCAGCATGTTGCAGTTCGTAGGACTGCTGCACACCACCCGCCGAACCAGCAGTAGAAGAGAAAGTAACGGCCATGATCAGCGGTCCTTCTTGGTAACGGAGAGGGGGGTTTTCCAGCCGTTCTGCAGACGCTCCAGGTAGGAAGAGGGAGCAGCCACAGGGGAGGCGAGAGACGCCACGGCTTTGCGGAGGCTGTCAGTGGAAGCCGAGTCCTTGCGGGCGGTTTCCGACAGGGTGTCAAACATGGCTTCAACGTAATCGTCGGAACGCTCCGACAGATCGCTGTCACCACGCACCGCCTTGATGGCGGCTTCCATGACTTCACGGGCGCTCTTGCCAGAGAAGTCAAACTCGCTGTCCAGGGTGGTGCGAGCCTTGTCGATGAGAGCAATGCGCTCGTCCACAAGCGAATCAATGTTCACTTGCTTGGCGGCCTCAAGATCAGCCTTGGCGGCTTCAAGCTCTTGGGCAAGGGCGTCGGCGCGGCCTTCGGCAGCATCCATCTTGCCCTTCATCTCTTTCTCCATCGCATCCATTTCCTCCTTCATCTTGGAGGCTTCGGCCATCATGCCGTCGTACTTCTTCTTCATGTCCTCGTAGGACATCTTGGCGTCCTCTCGTTCTTTGGTGATCGCAAGCGCAACGCTTTCGCTCACCTCAAACTCAGCGCCATCAAAGTTGACTTTCGCAGTCATAGATGGTTCCTCTATGTTGAGTAGGTGTGGACTAGCTGCATCAAGACGATCAAGATGCAACTTCACTTGCGGGCCAGCACGGCCACGCCTAACAACGGCCACATGATTGCCGCTAATCGAGCGTTGAACGCCGTCATAGTGCTCGCCGTTTTCTGTGACGCCAGGCGTAGAGTCGTATTCGACCCTATAACCCGCGCTGACTTCCTTCACATCCTTGCGCATGATCTTCTCAATGGCATCTTTGTCGGTGATGGTCATGACAGCCCGGACGAAACCGTTGTCATAAACCACCTCCGTACCAGTGAAACCAATCTGGTGTTCCTTGGTATTGGAGCTGTCGAGAAGAACGCTGGGATGTTCCAGTGTTACAGCCTTGCCCGCAAATGAAGCAAGACTTTCAGCCGAGCCAACTTCTTCCGCTGGACGGTATTCCTTGCGAATGGAACCATCTGCATCAGTGTAAAGTTGAACACCAGTGCGCGCAATGGTCGCCCAAGCACGAAGATAGCCCTCAGGCGTCACTTCGTACTTGTCAATAGGAGATACGTCGTAACGAAAAGAAGTTTCGCTCATGCCATAAGGCTAACGGACGGGCTATACTGGCTCACAATCCTATTCAATCCTGCATACCGTGGCTGGGCACCTGTCGCCTCTGGATGTGTCAAAAATGAACTACATGCAGGCGAAGGCGCTCATTGCAGCACGCCTTAAAGAAGCTCGTCTGAACAGTGGCATGAACCAAGAAGATGTAGCCTTCCACTTGAGCATCAGTCAAAGCTCCTATTCCAGAATGGAAAAAGGACTCATCTCTCCCGACTGTGCTCAGATTCGCGTGTTGAGCGGGCTCTATGGCATCTCAATCCTCTGGCTCTTGGGGATGCCAAACTTCCTGGTCTATGCCAATCAATCCTCGTCGTCGTCGTCCTGATTCCTGATGGATTGCACCTGGCGCTCCACGTCTTCCATCACATAGGCTCTGGCGATAGCCTCCACCTCAAAGACCAGCATCCTGATCGGCACATAGTATTCGTGCGGTTTGTCGTAGCGATTCTCGACAAACATGTGGGTTTCGTCGTGCCGGCCATTCTTAAAGTGCTGCTCCTCAACAAGTCTCCAATGGGGAGTGTCCCTGTGCTCATGCGCCGAAAGAATCGACAGGGCTTTCATGATGCCAATGCCGTCCTCACTGTCCTCTTCGATAATGTGAACGTACTCGCTCATTGCCCTTTGCGGCGACTTTCAACCATCTTAATGATGCGATTGGCCCAGGCTCTACCCGCATCGCCACCCCAGAGCATCCAAGCAATTCGACCAGCATCATCCTCGCCGCCGCTCTTGTTCTTCTCATGGCGAGAGAAGAATGCTGCCATGCGCTTGATTGTCTCGTAGCTCACGGCTTCACCACCTGCAAGGTCCGAAGCCCGTGCCACACCACTGCCGATGCCCTGCTTACCAGCCTCTTGCGTGGTCAGGCCACCCTTGCCGTGCTTCTTGCGCAGCTCCAGCCCTCGACGGGCCGCAGAACGCACTGACGATGGAGGGGAAAAAGATTCTGCGTCGTCTCTGTCCTCGTCTTCGTCTTCACCCTCGTCTTCGTCTTCGTCCTCATCGTCCCCGCCAAGCTCCTTCATGAAAGCCAGGTAGTATTCATCGCTCATGTCCTTCTTGGGCTTTCGGGATAAGCCAGCCTCTGAAAGGGCAATGGCAAGGGCTTGTTTAGGACTGGTCACAGCTTCTCCGCTGCTGCTCTTGAGCTTGCCGCCCTTGAACTCGCGCATCACGCGACGAATCTTGGACTGTTGTTTCTTGTTGGCCATTGGCTACACCCAGTCGTAAAGCGCCACTTCAAAGCGGGCGCAATCTTCCACAATCGTAGCCTTAATTGCCTTTACTTCATCGTGCCGTGGCTTTCCTTGCCAGAAACGATCATGCCACTCCACATAAATGGCTTTCACCCATTGCCCCACGTTGCTTATTTCAAGGAGTCGTGGCAGCACTTCAAACTCGGCTCCCTCAATGTCACACTTAACGTAGATGGTGGCATCGCTGTCCGCGTCAATAATCTCCTGCACGATTCGCTTCACATCCACTGCTTGCACTTGATGCTTCTCGCAATGATGCAGCTCAATCTCAGTCAATGGTTCCATCACGCAAGTGGAGCCTGCTTTGTAGCCAGGCAGCCACTTAAATGTCACCACAGCATCTTCTGTGCCAACAGCAGCATGAATAGCCTGAAGCGAAATAAAACGCTCTGCGATGGACGGAACGACTGCTTTGTTTGCTTCGACTGCATGAGCGGAAGGTTCAAACGTGAGAACATGCCAATCGTAGGGCGGCTTGTCGCCAAAGAACAGTTCCCGCTCAAAAGTGAGCAGGCCGCTTTCGCAGCCTGAATACTTCCCACCATTGTCCAAGTAGTGAGTGCCGAAGTCCAGAAAGTATTTCACTGATAGATCAAGCGGTCGTGCCAGAGTTGATTGTAGTTGTTAGTGCCCTTGGCTCCCAATGCCGACAAGTCCCCGCCGCCCGCCGGCTTGCCCCATGCAAGAATCGTCCCATCAGGCAGGACAAATGCAGTGTTCTGGTTTTGATGAGTGGGGGTCAGTTGCACGAAGTCACCATAAACAAACGATGATTGTTCTCCATGTCGAGCCAGTGCTTGCCCCAGTACGGGAGTGGCAGTAGGGGACAATGGAGTGATGCCGTAGTATTTGTTCCGGCAGTTCTCCACAATCTGATGGATGGCGTGACGAAGCGCAGGATTGCCTGGCTTGGAGAATAGAACAGCGGTCATGCACGCCCAGCAAGTGCCAGTAAACTTCTGGATTTCACGGAAGGCGAGAAAGTCAATGCGATCAGCAAGCTCAACAGGAGAATGAAGCCTGATTGCAATGTCAAAGTACCAGCCTCCAACAATGTAAAGGATGCAGAACCTGCCCAGGTCTGCTCTGTTGGAATAGGAGCGAAGACTATCATAAGCATCAACAACATCCTGCTCAAAGTGCTCAACGATGAACGCTCTAAGTGTTTCGTTGTCATACCGCACATAGTCGGCACCAGGAAAACCTGCTCGCACTGTATTGGTAAACAGTTGCAGTGCTTCCGGCAGCTCCTTGCCACCGTTGTCATTCAAGAAGATTTGGGAAACTTGCATGATCAGGCCACCTTCACGGGGGCGCCGAAGCCCTTGAACTCAGGCACCTTCACCTCAGGAGCCAGCAGCTCATTGATGTAACCAAGCATCTTGTTGGTGACGTGCTTCCAAGTGAACTGCTCTTCGTGAATACGGTTGTGACACCACACGCCATCTTCCTCCATCAGCTCACGGTTGTAGTAGTAACTGTCGAGCAGCTCGGCCAGGTGATCTGCCGATACTTGCCCACGCTCCAGCCCATAGTTCCTGTCGGTTTCCCAGCTTTCTACTGCAATGCGCGGCACCTCGTCAAAGATTTCCTTCAGGCTGGTGTGATCTGGCACCAACTGCGGGCGACCAGTTGCAGCGTGCTCAGTGTTCACCAAGCCCCAACCCTCCCCCAAGCAGGTATTCACGCCAACATCCACTGCGTTGTACACCTTATTGAGCTGCTCAATGGGAAGACAGTTGTGGGTGGAGAAGTTAGGACTGGTCAAGATGAGCTTCCCAGTGGAGTCATAACCCTCGTCTCGGGCAACACGCTTGAACAGCGGCACCACTTCCCACCCCATGTCTTTCTTGCCCATGTTCAGCCACAGTCGAGCATCAGGCTTGTCTTTCGCAAACTTGATAAAGCCCTTAATGGTCAAGTCGATGCGTTTGCGTGGTTGGTTTCTGTTGCCATTGAATACAATGAATACATCCTCGGGAACACCCACGTCCTTCCTGCACTGCTCCTTGTTCAGCGGGAAGAACTTGCTGAAGTCAGTGCCATGTCCGACAATGCCAATGGGACGGGTGTAGCCCATCTTCTCGATTTCCAGCTTGGCAAACTCGGTGTAGGTGATGAGCTTGTCCCACTTTTCCAGAGCAGGTAACAGTTCAGGAAACAGCCCGTAAGAGTCAATGGGGGTGTAAACACAAGCCTTGAAGCCCAGCTTTTCCTTGAGCGGCTCAATGCGGTCGATCAGGCTGATGGCCACCCAAATGTCATTGACAATGAACACCACGTCTGGCTTGATGGCCTGCACCAGTTCGGCAATGCGATGGGAGCCGAACGGGTCAGAGCCGTGCGCCATTGCAGGGAACATCTGGCAATGCTGCTGCATGGGCGAGGGGTCGCCGTGCCAATTCGTGCATAACGCGAAAACTTCGTGCTCTTTAGCGAGAGCAGGAATAAGGTATTCTGCAACGCGGCCGAAGCCCGTCTGCACGCCCGCATCGCCGCAATAAAGGATTTTCGCCACTGAAAGAAAGAAGCTCGCTAGATACTAGGGCCTCTTTACACGGGAGCATTAGGCGCTTGCTGTCTGAGAAACTCCACTCGGCACTTGCACCGTGCATTACATGCACAACGCTGCCCTGGCATCGGCAGCGTGCCAATGGGCACCACTCCTCGACTGGCGTAGCCAATACAGTCGGTGCAATGCTGCGCCATTGGATCGAGGATGCGGCGCATCAGTCCATAGCCTTCCGCCTGCTTACGAAGCTCCGCACCCTGCCAGTAGCTCCCGCGTACACTTTGAGCGTAAAGGCTGATACGAGCAACAGCCATGGCAGCAGAAGAGCGACCAGCCAGAACGTCACCAGCAAAGCCCTGTAGGTAAGCGTATTCTGCACGAAGCCTCTGACCAATGCGCCCATACTCGACGCTTCCCATGCTGTCCTTGCCACCATGCCCGATGATGGCTGCCTGGATGTGAGCTGCCTTGATTGCTTCACGGACGCTGCCCTGCCATTGATCTAATGTGATGCTCCCCTCTGCCATCATGCGCGTAACGCGCCGCAGAGTGGTGTCGAGCCTGTTAATGCGGCTGTCCACCAAGGCTTCAACGGCCTTCTGACTTAAAAACCTCCCCTTCTCATTGCGGTAGCGGCCAGTGCGCTGATCGTAAGACCAGGCTGCATCGAGCCTTGTGGCTAACACTGCTTGAGATAGTCCGCTCAGGTCATTCAGCATCGTCCGCCTCTAGCAGTTCTTTGAACTGGGCTGGTGCTTCTTCTTTCCATTGCTTCAAAGCCTCGGCAATGTCTTCCTCTGAGATAAGCGCAGCTTCGTCAATGCCTCCAATGATGAGCCCTCCAGTCTTGATGGGTTCAATGGCATCCACTTTGCTGCTAACCATCTTTGCAGCTCCCTTGCGCTCAGGGTCTGGATCGGCCTTGCGCTTGCGAGCGACAATCGTTCGCCGCTCTTCCTTCTCCATCGCCTCTGCCTTTGCTTTTGGCAGGCACTTGGGCTTTCCTTCCTTTTCGCCTCTATCGCCACACTCTCCCAGAATCTCGCCATTGGCGCCAATCCTCACCCACTCCTCCTTGAACCACTTGTCCAAGTCGTCATAGTTCACATCGCCATCGTCTCCCTTGAAGCCGCTCTGTCCACCGTGCTTTCGTGCATACAGCTCCTTGTACTTCTTCACCATGAACGCACTGGCGTAGGCACTGGGCCACACCTTGAACTTGCTTTTGGCAGCAGCAATCGCTTGCTGGTGAAGCTCCTTGTCCTTGAACTGCACATCACCTCGCTTGTGCTCCAAGTCGCCCTCCAAGAACAGGCCCGCCTTAGAGTCGGCCACCTCACGGGTGCCGTCAATGGGCAGGGTGCCATTCTCTTCATTCAATGGGTCGCGGCCACCAGGGGGCACCGATCCTCCTGCCTTGGGAGCAAGCATTGCATCGTTTGCCTTGAGCGATGGATCGAGGGCGGTTTCCATTGACCACTCAGACCCTCCATAGCGAGCATCCCTTACTTCTTGCGCATGAAGAACGCCCAGTTGCAGCATCCTGCCGTCTACGGCTGCCACACGGGCTCTCACGTCTGCCTTCTCTCGTTCATTCAGTTCAAACAAGTCGTTGAAGGCCACGCGCCACGACTGAGGCAGTTCGCCATTGGTCGGTCCGGTCTTGCTCAGCATGATCATTTCCATCAGCTTCTGCAAGGGTCGCTTGTAGTGCGCTGCTTGGTAATCACCAAGGAACTTGGCGAAGTCTCGCTCTTCACTGCGCCCCGTAGCGCCAAGACCACTCGGGCTCTCACCAAACAAAATGGTATGGGGAATCTGCGAGGCGCCAATAATGTCAATGCGGAGCTTTTCCAGTACGTCACCAATGCCAGTCAAGTTGCGTGTAACATAATCAAGCTCTTCACGCTCGGCATCAATGGCATAGCCGCGATAGATGCTCTTGCTCATGTCATTCAGCACCAAACGCTGCCTCACATCGGCTTCCTTGCCAGCAGCAAGCATCGTGCTCAAGCCTCGCAGCTTATGCACAAACACGTCAAACTCAACCAGCACTGTTGCAGCAGAGTTGAGGCCAGTCCAGTAATGACGAAAGCTGTCGTAGATGGTCTGAAGGCTGCTCATTCCCCAGCCGTAGTTCCTCTGCCTAATGCGATAAGGCAGCCACTCACCATCAAACCTGAGGATCCTATCCTTGTGGATCTTTTGTAGTTGCGGCTGCTGAATCAGGTCGCCTGAAATAATCTGATAGTAAGTTGCCTTAGAGTAGTCGTAGAGGCTTTCCTCGCTGATAATTGGTGCGATCTGCCAGCGGTCAAGCACTTCCATGCCTTCAATGGCGCGAATGTTGCGCTTATTGACCGGCTGATCAGCGGCTCGACCATCGTCAATGTAAAGGAGGATAACCGAACCGCCATAGAGTCTTGCGTTCTTACTGGCGAGCATGAAGTGCTCAAGAATGTAGAGATCCTCGATGGTTTGCTCAATACCAGCCACCTCCTCTGCTCTTGCTCCGTCCCCACCAAACAGCACTTTGTAGCCCTTGCGTGTGGACTGCTCGGCTACCACGTCAATGATGCGCCTGGGAATCCACTCCCCATAGAGGTTTTCCAGCTCTTCTTGCGTGAGGAAGACGATGGGCTGAGTGGTAGTGTGGCGGCTTTTGTCTCGACCAGTACCCATGCCGGTGAGAGCATTGGCAAGTCCATCCATGCGAAGACCATTCGCGGTGGCGTGACCTAGATCAACTACTTCTTCTGCCATTGCCCCTTGTGGCTAGTTCTCTCATTCTAATGGTGGTTATCATGGCGACGATGCCCATGTCTTTATGGCCCCTTCACCGATTCTCTTCACATTCACTGACGAAGAAAGGCGATTGGCGATGGAGGAGGGCCATCGAAGACAGGCTGTGAATGAAGCGAAGGGGTTAAGAGGAAGGAACAGGGGGCCGCGATTTGGGGACAAGGCTTTGCAGGTGCATCTCTTGGGCGCCGCTGGGGAGATGGCAGTGGCGTCTTACCTGGGGCTCAAGCACGAACTTTACAAAGAAACAGAAGCCAAGCGAGGTTCCGACGATCTCCCTGGCATTGATGTTAAGACGCGATCAAAGAAGCATTATGATTTGATAGTGCAGAAGAATGAATGTCCAAGCAAGAAGTTTGTGCTTGTGACCATTGAAAATCAAGAAACCTTGCTTCATGGATGGTGCTATGGAGAGGAAGCAATGATGGACGAATACTGGGCTGATCCTGCGCGTGGGAGGCCGGCGTACTTCGTACCACAAAAGGCACTGCGATCAATGGAAAGCCTAAGGTGACACTTCTTCCATCGGACTTTGCAAAGCACGCTCTTGGCGTGGAACTCTGGCCTAAGCAGCAAGAGATTCTCAACAAGCTGTTTAGCAATAACATCAACCATGCCATCTGGGCTCTAGGGCGTAGGAGTGGTAAAACATTCATGTCGGCCATTGCTGCCTGCTACATGTGCTTTGTCCTCGATGAGCACTTCACTCGCAGGGTGCGAAAGGGGGAGAAGTGGTACATCATCGCCGTGGCTAATGATCTTGGCCAGTCAAAGATTGCTCTTGATAACATTCGCCAGTTAATCATCAATAGTCCGTTTGAAGAGGAGATTTCAAGGGAGACAAGCCTAGAAATTGAGATTAAGAACAACTGCGTTTTTCAGGCAATCCCGGCATCGGCCCGTGCATCCCGTGGTAAAGCAGTAGTTGCCATTCTTCAGGATGAGCTGGCTTTCAGTATTGAAGGCGATGC